CTTTTGTTTTTATTTCTAAATCTTCGTTTGATAACGATAAAATATTTTTTAATTCTTCTTTTTGATTTTCATTTAATGTGTTGTTATATAACACATTAAAATTATTGGCCAAAACCGCATGTAAAAGATTTTCATTCGCACTATACTGTGAATTTTTAGTTTCTTTAATTTCTTTCTTTTTTAATAAGTGATCAACTAATTTCTTTTTTGCTAATACCTTTTTATCAATATTATTTAAATTATTATCTTCTAATAATTGATCAACTGTTGTGTATAGATCGTTTTCATTAATTTCAATCTTTCCTAATTTTTGATTTAATGAGTTACAAAATTCTGTAATATTTTTTGATTTATTTTTTAAAATATTACTCAACTCTTCCACATATAATTTAGCAACTTCTTTGTCTTCAAAATATTTGTTTTCAATTTCTTCATAAAACAAATACATCTCTTTGAAATCTTTATTTTCCTTTATTGTCTTTAATATTTCTTTCATCTCATTTTTATTATTAGATGAATAAGACTCAGTTAATTTTGCTAAAATTTTTGTTTTTATTTTACCGAAATTGTTCATTTTTAATCGTTTAAAATGTCGTTTAATTTATTTTCTATTTCATAAATATTCTGTTGAGCCTTCTTAACATCAAATAAATCATCAAAAGATAAATTTTCATCACCCAACATACTTAATATTTTTGATTTTTTAGATTCCGATAATGGTTCTGATTCACCACCTGCAGCAGGTGCGGGTGCAGGTGACGGCATACCACCCATATCACCACCTGGTGCAGATTCTCCGGTTGCACCTTGTGCCTCTAATTTCTCTCTTTCTTCTTCAGGTATACCGTATTTCTTGTCAACCTCATCAAATACACCTGAACGTTTTATAATATTTTGAGTATTTGTTAACTCAAATCCCATCGCTCTTTCAAGTCTTTGTTGTTGTAAATCTAATATAACTTCTGATTCACTCATACCAAGAATATTTTTCTTAGCCCATGTGTGTGATACAGGTAATATACCAATTTGAGATTGGTCGGACGTTGCATCTTTGTATAATGTGATCTTTTCTTTCCATTGTTCAATTCTTAACAAATCAGATTGTGCAGATGGGTTAGTTAGAGATAAGTTAAAATTATTTAACTCATCTTCCAATCCCATCAAATACAAATGAACTAATGCAATTTTATTTAATTCCTGAATTAAAGACTTTTGTATCCTATTGATGGTTCTTGCAAAACGAATATCCATCAATGCTAATGTTTTACCTTCACCAACCACTTCCTCAAACCCTAAAAACGCTTTAGGTATTCTAAGAGCAGCAAGTAACTTCTTTTGAATATATTCAATATCGGCAATTTCACCTAAATTCTGAGCACCTGCTAATGTTTCAATTGGATTACTTACACCATAATCTCTAACGGGAATAAAATAATCCTGATCCACTGCCATTTGATTGTATCTCATATCAACCTGTCCATTTCTTGGATCAGGAACTACGTCTCTTTTAAATTTATTTGCAACACGTTGTACATATGGTTCAATATCCTTGTCATCCATATTACCTACGAATACTTTGAATACTCGTCTTTCAGGTGCTCTTGATGTTCTATAAATTAACATTGCGTCTTCCGCAAGTAATAATTGTTTCCAAATCCTTCTAATTTTATCTAACATAGAAGTACCATATGGTAACTTTCTATCATCACCTAATAATCTAAAGTGTGCGATTTCCCAAGCTTGGAATTCCATATCTTTATTTTTCCAAGCAAATCTCAATTCTCTACTTGGAAGTTTGATATCATTTTCCAATCCTTGTCCTTGCACTTTCGTTGCAGCACCTTCCATTCTTTCGATCTCAATATTTGGTAATTGTTGACAACCAACAATTCCTTTTTCTTGGTCAACTTTTAAATAGACAAAATTATCACCATACTTACATAAACCCCTTGTCCACATTTGTAGATTGGTATTAACATCTAAAACGTTGTTAAATAAATCTTCTAATATTGTTTTAACTCTATCAGAATCAGAATATATTGTTAATATTTGCCCTTTTTCGGACATAGTTGTGGACTCTTCTGCATATATGTCTAAAGCAGCTGATATTTCGGGAGTAAATTCCATCGATTCATAATCATAGTACGCAGATAATCTATTTGGTTCATAATATACCGATTGATTATATAATGATTGATCCAATTTGGTCCACTTATCGGCAACATACTGAGATTGTTGAGCTTGTAATAATTTTTGTTGGTAATCTTCCCTATTATCCGTTTTTAATAATTCGTCTTTATTAAAATTGAAAGATGGTGTGTTTTCTGGTTTAATTTGGCCAGGAAAACCAAACATCCTTGTCGATTTCTGAAAAACGGTCATATTTTTATTTGCCATGTCTATAAATAGTTTTCTTTAATAATATAAACTTTATCTAACTCTTTTTAAAGTAATTTTATTTAGGTTTATTAAATAACCAACCATAATCTCTATACATTTCTTTAGATACTTTTGTATTTTGATCGGGGTAATAAATTCCTTGATTGTTCATCTGCATTGAACCCACATGATCCAAGGATGTCCCATAAGAATAAAATGTTTTTTGTGGTTCGTATGTTCTTTCTGACAGAGTCCAAGATTCCATCATTGCAATATTTTTTGATGTATTTTTTTCTAATTGGTTAAATGATATGTCTGCAGCATATAACGCCATTGATAAACTCATAATTGCGTCATCATGTGCTCCTTTCATATGATCAGGTCTACCGTTTATATAGACAAATGTGTTTAGTTCATTTAATAATCTATTAGATCTAATTGCAAATCCCTTTCTAACTTGTTCTTCAAACGCCGCGATTATTTGAGTTCTTTTATTGTTAAAATTTATACCAGGGATTTTTTCCATTGCTTTTTTGTTATACTCCCAAATATTTTGAGTATTAATTCCATCAATGAAAAGGTTACGATAATTCATTTCTTGTAATTTTCTTGATGTTGCAATACCCATACCTCCTGTTATATCTATTACAATAAATGCATTATATAGTATACCCCATTTATATGCAACTGAAGCAAGATCATCAGGTGGTATTTTTCCAATATATTCTAAAACTTGTTCTCTCTCATCAAAATCAATTATGTTTATTGATGAAAAATCTTCACTATCACCTCTACTAACGTCAACACCCATAATATATTTGTGACCTTGGATTGGTTCTTTCCATTGCCATAAAGTTCCTTGCATATACTTTTCAATCGGAACCCTTATCATATTCTTAGCAATATTTTCTTGTACCTCACCAGGTATAACACCATCACCCGAACCTAAAAAATCACATTCTAATTCTTGAGCAATTTTACGTCTATCGTATTTGAATTTCTTAGACATTGATTCGAACCATGAAGAAAATGGTTTATAACCTTGCTCTTCATATTCTTGATATTTTTCAATATCGAAATCATACATTACTACTTCATCATCATTATATTGTTCTCTGTTTAACATATAATGAACAATATCATTACATTTAACCCATTTTAAATCTTTCGTATAACGAGGATCTTTAAACCAACGTAAATCTGTTATGTGAAAATCATTCAATTTACGAATTGCTTGGTCATATACACCATAATAAATTGGATCATAACCATTTGGTGTTGAAATCAAAATAATTTTACCACCCGTAGATAGTGACGCCATAGATGCCGCCCAAAAATCCTCACCAGCTTCAATATATGCTGCTTCGTCAAATACAAGTATTGTTGGGGTATAACCACGAAGGGCGTCTGCTGAAGTTGCAACCGCTTTAACCTCACAACCATTATTTAATCTGAATCTACTTTCAGAGTTTTTGTCAGGATGAAATCCTACATTTATCCATTCGGGCCATTGATCTAAGAAATGTCTTACTTTATTGGCCATTTCTATTGCAGTGTCACGTTTGTTTGCAATGATCAGAACTCTTTCAGGATTTTCAGGTTTAGCTGTTTGTAATTTTTTTGAAATCCATGCTGCTGTTACTGTAGAGACACCAGCTTGTCTATATTTTCTTGTTATATTTTCATTAAACTCTTCGTAATCTTTAATTAATTGTATTTGATCAGGAAATAATTCAAGAGGAACAAACTTTTTTTGTGTATTATCATAAGTTTGTAGATATGTTCTAAGAGCATAAGGTGCGTCCTTAATTATTTTAGCATATTCTTTTATTTGTTCTATTCTTGTATTCATATATTATAAATAGAAAAAAAGTGGTCAAATTTGACCACTTTTAAATATATTACTCTTCGTCGTCAGGTCTTCGAATACCTAAACTACCTAAGAAATCATCAAATTCACCGTCATCAGTTTGATTTGATATATCGTCTAAAGTTTGATCAAATTGATTCATTGTTTCTGTGTAGTCATAATCATTGATCTCTTGTTCAATTGC